ATAAATGTTTTCCTATTCTTCTGTGATATTTATAATCGTGATTATGTATGTCTACTCCAACAGCAAGTTGTTCTACTGTGTTAACTCTATTAACCCTAGCTGAAAATAATCTACCTTCAGGATAATTCTCAATACATTTTTTTAATTGTTTGTACCAATCGTTAGTAGTTAAGATAGCATCGTGGTCTAAAAAAACTAACCATTCGTCATCCTTGTATCTATTTAAAATGTCATTGTATCCCGAACCAAGGCAACTACCATAATTTGTATAGGAAATGTGAGGGTAGATTTTCATTGTCTATCTTTTAACAAAGATAGATATAAAATCAAGACTTTATATTTTAATTAAACCGCCGTAGTATTTTTTTGTTAGTGTTTTAACAAATGTAGGAGTTGGGCCTGTGTTACCCGCAGCTCTTTTTCGTTTGACAGCACTCGCCTTTTGCGAAGCGCTCATCTGTGTGGCTTTTGCAAGGGGTACGCATTTTGGATATTTTCTCTTTGAGCTGTTTGATCTCCCGCAAGCTTGATACTGCCCATTCTTCTTCGGAGCTCCAATGTCTACCCATTTTTCTTGAAACCATTTTTTTAATCCTTGTGCCATTATAGTAAATCTTTAAGATACTCATCCATACCTTTTGTAGCCGTATGATATTCGTGTCTCATTTCAAATTCTTTTTTAGTTTCTGTAGGTTGCTTAACTGCTCTACCTACATAAGCTTTGACCATTTTACCGTGTTTCATTTTTTTAGGACCCCAGTCTTTTCTTTTCACGCCTGACGGGTCTTTAATTTTACCTGCACAAATTTTAGAAGCATAAGCATTTGCATAAGCTGAAGGATAAACCTTAAACTTTCTTTTTGCTGCTGCTTTTCCTCTTGCACAAAGTTTAGTCATTATTTTCCTTTATTCATATTTATTACGTCTGTAGCCTTAAGTCCGTAAATTGCTGCGACTACTGAAACCCAAAGGCCAACTATCCACCAAGGCATCTCTTGTAATTTTTGAAAATATAAATCAATCTTCTCTTGCATCTTTTCATCTTCTGCAAACACAGAATATGCAAGCAAAAACAGTGGTGAAGAAATTGTTAAAAGTACAAATTCGTCTTTCCAGTCGTTTTTTTGATTTTCTGCAATCTTGCCACTAAACTCTATTTCTCCACGTTTCATTTTTTCTATGTGAAGAAGTTTTGCTTCTGACATTGCAACATCAGCTGCTTTTTTATTTTTGTAGATTTCTAATCCAGATTTTAAACCTTGACCTAATAGACCCCAAGGAATCATTACTTGACCCCCGTAAATTTCCCACCTCTAATGGCTTTACCCATACCTCGGCACATACCACCATCTTTAAAAGTTTTAGTAAATGTTACAGTTGCACCTTTAGTTTTAGAATCACCAAAAGAAGATTTTGATTTTCCAGATCTAACTCCAACATCTAATGTTGAATTTTTTCCAACATTAAATCTTTTGTCGTAAGATATACCTTTTGATTTTGTTTTATAATCTGAGTAACCAGGCATACTTTCAGTTACGTTTGATTTACTTAAAGTAATATTTCCAAATTTTGTTCCAACACCTACACTACCTGCTTTGGTATCTCTTTTAAGTTTACCTTCAACCGTAGTTTCTTGTGTGCCCGATGGCGATACAGTTATTGGGCCAATTAAATCTTTTAACTTACTACCTGAATTAAATTTTCTAGGTCTTCCGTAAGTTACTTCTCCTGTTTCTGTATCTGTTACAGTTGGTGAACCTTCTTTAGACATAGGAAGGTCTTTTGTAGCTTCGTTTAATTTTCTTTTATATTCTTTTGCTCTAATTCTAGCTCTTTTCTTATCCATTAGTATACTCCACTAAATTTAGTTCCTCTTATAGCTTTACCTATACCTCTCATACTAACACTTTTCTTACTATTAGTCTTTACCCCGCCATTTTTTAATTTAACCGGCGGCACTTGTGGGTTAGGCCCTCTTTTCGGTGGTGGCCCGCTAGGTACACCACCGTTCCTGTACGCACGGAAAGGGAAAAATTTTTGAGCTGTAAATTTTTCTTCAGTAGTTGTTTCCTTTTTAGGTAAAATAGGTTTTTTTAAAACCATAGGTGTATCGTTACTGTCCCCACCTACATAAGGTTGTATAACTGGTTTCTTAGCGTAGGTAGTTGTAAACGAACCTGATAATCTTGCATCAGCTGTCTTCTTAGTTGTTTGTGGTGTTAATACTTCTCTAACTTTAGGACCAACTGTTTTTGCAGCTTTAACAGCTAAACCTAATCCGCTAACATCAAATATACCTTTGCCAATTAAATTTAATGCAGTAGTTGTTGTATCAAAAAATCCTTTAGCACCTGTATCTTTTTTTGCTTGTGTAGTTTGAGTTGTTGTTGGTGCTCCGCCACCATCTCCTCCTTGATAGCTATCTTGAAAAGCTTGAGCTGCAGCTCTACCTGACTCATACATACTGCTAGACATCTCAGATGTCATAAAATCACCTGAGTATGCTTTTTTAATTTTTAATTTTTTATTTTTTCTTTTCATTTTTAGCTTTCTGTACAGCTAGTTTTTCTCTAGCAACTCTCATTCTCTCTTGGTGTTGCTCTTCAGAATCTTCAAGCTTCATTTTCTCAAGATCTAATCTTTCGTCAATCTCTTCAGCTTTCAATTCATAGTTTAACATATTCTCTTGTGCTTTTCTTTGTAGGTCTAAAGCTTTTAAATCTAACTCTCTTTGTTTCAAAGCAACGAGTGGGTCTTGTTGTCCTTGGGCTTCGGACTGTGCTAGTTCCATCGTTAGTTGAGAAACTCTGTTTGCAATCATTGCATTGATTTGAATCTCTGCTGTTTTAGGATCCTCTTGCATCATTTGTTGTAGTTGAGGATTACTTGCAATTGTAGCACCAACTTCTCCTTGTGCTTTTAAACTTACGTGTTCTGAAACGTGTCCTTGTAATAATGCGTAGACCATTGGATTAATCTGCACCATTCTTGTAGCCATAAATGCTCTATGTGCTTGAATGTGTGCATCGTGGTCTTGTTCAGGAAATGCTTTTGGTAATTTCATCTGAAGTGCTTCCATATTTTCTATAGCTGGGTCTTTAGGTATAGGCATTTCTTCAGGTCTTAGAAGATTATCAATTTCTTTTGTACCTAATGACTCATATACTCTACGATATGCTTCTCTGATGTTGTGTAATTGTGGAGCACTTAGTGCAATCTTTAAATTTTCGTTAGCAAGTGTAACTCTTTGTGCCATTGAGAAGACATTTGGGTCAGCAACAGGAATTACATCTACTCGATCGTCAAAATCTTGTACTTTAATCAGCCTATCTGCACCATATACGGAATACGGATACACCGGTGGCAGATAAACTGAAAAGATTTTAGCTAAAAGTCTGAATTCTTTCTTCATTGCGTAGTAACATCGCTTGTGTATTGCGCTCATGACTCTCGAACCACGTTCTAATAGTGCAATTGTTGTGCCAACTGCTCTATTTTGTGAATCATTGCCTACATCCATCTCTGTAATTGCTGCAAATCTCTGACCTGCACCAACCACGAAGCCTAAAAGTTGAAATAATGTAGCTGATGGTTCTTTAAATGGTAAAATTTGAAACTGATCTCTGATATTTCCGCCTGGTGCGTCCACATCTCTAAACTCTCCAGGTCTAAATGGCTGATCGTCGTCCCTAATTCTGATGCCTCTCGACTTAAATCCTGCAGGTAAGTTAGATAATGTACCCGCATCTAGTAATTGTCTTAGTGCTTGTGTAGCTGTTCTCGATAATCCACCTATCATATGGATTAAACCAAAGCCATAAAAGCCTAAACCTGGTAAAAATTTGTAGTGAACGAAGTATTCTTTTCTTTTTTTCATCTCATCCGTCATATCGTAGTTACGATAAATGGATAAAACTTCTCCTGAACCTTCATCGATGGTAACAATGTAAGGAAGTTTTACATCTTTCTCTGCATCTTCATACTCATATTCTTCTAAATTTAAATCTACGTGCATTTCTAAAATGTTAAAGTTGCTAGGATCTTCTCCTGATGGAGAAATTCCTTCTAGCTCTTCGTATTTTTTCTGTATTTGTGATTTTTCAAACTGAACAGGTTGTAATTCTACATCTCTGTAGAAACCTGCTTTTTGTTGTTTTAGGATTTCGTTCTCTCCCATCTTAACAACGTGAGTAATTCTTTCGCAATCCATTAAATCAGTTGCGTAGTAAGGCACCACTAAGTCTTCTGCCGGTACAAATTTTGCAACGGCTCTTTGCATAATTTCATCGTAGTAAACTTTTTTAAATGCAGAACCTGCTAGTGGTAAATAAAATAATAGTTGATCCATATCAGGTGTGTATTCTTCCATCTGATCTGTGATCATATAATTCATAAATTCTTGAACACGACTTGCTTGTTCAACTTTTTGTTGATCCTCAGCTCCAATGACTTTGGTTCTTACAGGACCATCGCTTGGTAGTAATTCTTTATAGGCTTGTGCTTGAAATTGTGTAACGGCTTCGGCTAAGAGTGGATGAGTCACGGCTGCCGATCCTTTAAACGGTCTAGTCATTTCAAAATATTTAAATCCTAATAGATCTAAACCGTTTGTATAGGATGTCTCCCAATCTTTTCTTGAAATTTTATCTTTCTTGTATTCGTCGACAAGTTCTTTAGAAATACTTTTTAGAACGTCCTCAGATAAATCTAACGCAAGATTTTTATAAAACTCTTGCGAGTCCTCAACAACCTCTTGTGTTGTTAAGTCTTCGTTATCCGATTCTAATTCAATATCTACTTCTTCAGTTTCAGGAGTCTCAATAACTTGTTCCTCCATTACTTTATCGACTTCAGCCATTAGCAAATCTTAGTTGGTTTTTTTCTTCCTAATTTTTGACCTCTAGCCATAACCATAGTACCACTTTTAGCTTTCATCATCTTACCGTACTTAGCACCATCCATTGCCCCAAGTCCAAACATTTCGTCTTGTCCTGACATAGGCATATCCTGATACATTTTTCTTCTTCCGATAGATCTGATTCTAGCTTTTGCAGATGTGTCCTCTGGTCTTAGCATCTTTACGCCAGCTTCGTCATATGTAGAATCCATGGCACTTTCTCCCGCGCCTTTTCTTCCTAACATCTTAGAAGCACCGTAAGCAGCTAAACCCGCAGCAATAGCCGCTGCGATTTTTTTTGATTTTTTTGCCATAGTATTCTCCTTAGTAATATATATATTTTTCGTGAGTGTAAATACTTTCTTCTTCCTTTTCATCGGAATAAGTACTTACAAAATAACCTTGTCGGTATCTTAACATAGCTTGTGTCGTACTGTCCACATAATCGTCGTGTTCTCCGTGCGGAAAAGCTGCACATTCCTCAATAACCTCTTCAGCAAACTTCTCGCCGTGAGGGTAATAAACTTGGCCTGATTCAAAGATAGGAGCACAGGCATTAACTCTTGTATGTTTGTCACGCCCCTTAGATGGTACGTAATCTAATACCGGTATACCCATTCTTCTAAGCTCGTGTATCAATGGTTGGCCCGTGGCTTTTGCCTCGATGATGATAGATTCAGGTTGCCAATATTTGTATTGATCTAGGGCAACAGCTTTTAGTTCAGGGAAATCGTATTTACCTCTAACCGCATCGATAAGCATCACTGCATCAGCTGCACCATCTTGTGGTGAAAAAATTCCCCACGTGGTAATCGCAGAGTAGTCGGCAGTTTCTTTTTTACTGAACGCCGTATCGTAAGATTGAATGACGTGTTTAAGTACGGGCATTGGGCCGTGGTACGGGATCCACCAATCACGCTTGATGATGGCTCCTTCTTCTGAAGTTGGTTCTTGCATATACTGTGCCGACCAATGCCTCACGGACAACGACGCTTTAACCTTTTCCAATTCTTCTAGGTTCCAATATTCAGGCCACACGGGATTGCCACTTGGTAAGATTGCGGGAAAAGAAATTTGTCTCCAAGTATCTGCTTTAGGTTCTGTTTGTGATTTCAATAATCTTCCTGTTAAGTCATCTTGTGCCCAACGCGTCATAACTAAAACAATAGAACCTTTAGGTTGCAAACGCTGACGTGGCCCTGACAAATACCAATCGTAAGTTCTTTCCATTGCGGAATCAGAAAGTGAATCTTGTTCTGTGTGTGGATCGTCGATAATAAGTAAGTCCGCCCCTCGTCCTGTAATAGAACCGCCTACACCCGCTGCATAATATTCCCCACCATGATTGGTCTCCCAACGTCCTTTGGCCTTACTATCTTCTCGTAGTTTAACATCTCCAAAGATCTCTTTATACTCTGCACTATCAATTAAGTTTCTAACTTTAGAACCAAACCTCGCAGATAGTTCTGCGTTGTGTGACACCTGCATAATTTTCTTTTTAGGATATTTACCAATGTACCAAGCAGGAAAATAAATTGATGCAAACTCAGACTTGGTATGTCTTGGTGGCATATTAACTATTAACCTTCCTGCACTCTCTTTTGCAATCAATGTAAATTCAGAAGCTATATGCTGATGGTGGCCCCATTTGCGTGGGTCCCTTTCTGTACGACAAATAAAATCAGGCCAAACAGTTTTTACAAAATATAAAAAGTTGTCCTGACATAATTTTATATGATTAATCCAAGTTTTTTCTAACTTCAATCGTAATTGATCTGTCGTTAATAATTCAGTATTCGCTGACATAATTCAGTTTTGCTTGGGTCCCTTTTAGATGGGTCCCCAATACGTTTAAGGATACACTACATCTATTTATTATGCAAGGTTAAGACCAAAATTGTTTCTTTATGTATAAAATTCCTGGAAAAAATTTTAATAAAAATTTTTTATGTCTGAAAGTTCGTTGGTACCTCTACGATGGGAGACGTGGCCCGGATCACGGGCCACGTTTGGGAGATAAACTATTTAATATGTTTTACAAAGTGTCTGTAACAATCAGCCTCGCTCAGAGGTTTTGCCGGCAGGCAAGCTGACATTAAAGGGCAGCTCTCGTCGTGGTCCTTGCCGTACACAGCGTGCAACACTTCATGAAGTACTACATGTGTTAACTTCTCTGGACCGTAATTAATCGCCTTCTCAGTGATCCATAACTTGTTGGCTCTAAGCTTAGCAAGGCCCAG